CCAGGAAGAAAAGCTTGTTGGGGTGGACACAACTCTAACTTTAACGAAATATGGTGGGGATTCCCAAGCGGAGATGGTATATACAGACCAAACAAATATGTAATTTGGAATTACTTAGAAAACACTTGGTCTATAGGTTCTTTAGACAGAGGATGTTGGATTGACCAAGGTGCGTTTGATTATCCTATAGCTGGTGATTCATCTGGTTTTATTTACCAACACGAATCAACAACATTATCTAATTCTCCAAACTTAAATAGTGATGTGCCGTTCTGCACAAGCGGTCCAATAGAATTAGGTAACGGTGATAACTATGTGCAATGTAATCAGATTATTCCAGATGAAGAAGCAAACACATTACCAGGTGTAACAATAAGTTTTAAAGGTAAGTTTACCCCTCTAGGTAGCGAGACAGACTTTGGTAGTTTTACCTTTGAGAATGATGGATATACCGATGCTAGATTTACAGCAAGACAAGTACAAATGACTGTAACAGGTAGCACAACACAAGATTTCCAAGTTGGTAATATTAGACTTAATTTGAGAAACAGAGGTAGAAGATAATGGATTTATCCTCACAAAGACAATATATACAGCGTGCAATTAATGTTAAATATTCTTTTTCAGCTACAACACAACAAACCATATATACTGCACCAACTGGTGATGATTTTACTTTTGCTATTATAAAAGGTTTTTTAGCTTGCGATCATGGTAATCAGCAAACCAATTTAGATGTATCTATAACCGATACAGGCTCTAATGAGTTTTTTATTTATAAACAACATAATATAGCAGCACAAGCTACTGAAGAGTTGCAAACCAATGCAGGAATCGTATTACAACAAGGTGAAATATTAAAAGCACAAGTAAACCATGCAAACATACATTTAGTTTTAAGCATTATAGAGTATGGAAAAGGCGACTAATACAGTAGTTGAATTACACCCAGAGGTTGTACAAGAGCCTTGGGAAATTGAATGGGAAAGATGTAAGCCTTATATAGCAAAGGCTGTAAAACATCAAGATTCCTATACAATTGATGACATAGAGGATAAAATAAGAGGTGGAATATTCCACTTATGGCCAGGCAAAAAGTCTGCATACATAACAGAGTTTGTAATGTTTCCACAACTAAATGCCATGAACCTTTTATTTTGTGGTGGTAATTACGAAGAATTAGAAGAAATGCTACCTTATATAGAGGAGTTCGCTAAGAAAGCTGGCATCAAAAGGCTTTACGGCGGTGGCAGAAAAGGATGGATTAGAAAGATAAAACATCTAGGATTTGAAACAGAATATTTAATTAGAAAAGACTTATGAGTAAAGGAAAAACCACAACAGTATCAGAAGCAAGTTTACCAGCGTTCCAAGAAGCACAATTCAAAGAGCTTTTTGGTGCAGCTAAAGGTGTAGCACAACAACCATTTTTACCCTATACAGGACCAATGGTTGCTGGTTTCTCACCAGATCAACTAAGACAGTTTCAAGCTACTAGAGGTATGTTTGAATCTGGTATGGGTTATGACCCAACCAAAGCCTTACAAGGTATGGCACAAGAACAGTTTAAGCCTACCATTCAACCTGTTACTGGTTTTCAAGCACCAACAATAGAAGCAACACAAGCTCCAGGTGCAGCACAAATACAAGCAACACCTACTTTTGGTGGCGCACAGATAGGTCCTGTAGCAGGTCCAACATCTGCACAAATAACTTCAGTAGCTGGACCAACAGCTGCAAGAATAGAACAATCACCCCTTTTTGGTGGAGCGCAAATTCAATCATTGGTAGGGCCAACAGCTGCGCAAATTGGTCAAGTATCTACACCACAATTTCAAGGTTTACTAAGTCAAGACATAGGTGCATATCAATCACCGTTCCAACAACAAGTTATAGACACAGCTATGCAGGATATACAGCGACAAGCTGATATAGCGCGTGGCGGTGCGCAGGAAAGAGCAATCAGAGCAGGTGCTTTTGGTGGTTCAAGGTCTGCATTACTAGAATCTGAATCACAAAGACCTTATGTAGAACAAATGGCTAAAACAGCTGCTGGTTTAAGACAAGCAGGCTTTGAGCAAGCACAAAGGGCAGCACAAGCTGACCTAGCAAGACAACAACAATTAGGTATATTTGGTGCTGGTCAAGAACAACAACTTGCACTACAACAGGCTCAGTTACAGCAACAAGCAGGATTAACTGGTTTTGAAGCAGAGCAACAAAGAGCAGTTCAACAAGCTCAACTGCAACAACAAGCAGGTTTAGCAGGGCAAGATGTCGAGTCAAGACGAGCATTACAGCAAGCACAGTTACAGCAACAGGCTGGGTTGACAGGTACAGAATTAGAACAACAAAGAGCCTTGCAACAAGCTCAGCTACAACAGCAAGCTGGATTAATGGGTACCGAGCTAGAACAACAAAGAGCATTACAACAAGCTCAATTTGGTCAGCAAGCAGGTCTTGCAGGTCAAGACATTGCAGCTCAAAGAGCTTTACAACAGGCACAACTTGGCCAACAGGCTGGTATCTTTGGTGCAGAACTAGGACAGCAAAGACGTATGCAACAGGCACAGCTACAACAACAAAGACAGTTAGCTGGTTTAGACATTGCTGGTAGAGCAGCTTTAGCACAACCATCACTAGAGATGCAGGCAAGACAACAAAGAGCAGGCTTGCTAGGTGGCTTACAAGGACAGCAAATACAACAATTAGGATTGCTAGGAGGCGCAGGTGCGCAGCAGCAGGCGCTACAGCAAAGAGCAATCGATGCACAAAGAGGCGAGTTCCAAAGAGCGCTTGGTTATGGACCACAGCAAATTAATTTATTACAAGCTGGTATGGGTACACCATTAATTACAACAACACAAACTGGTAAACAAAGCACAGGACTTGGAGATGTATTGGGTGGCGCAGCTGGACTATTTGGTTCATTAGCGCTGGGTGGTGCTTTTGGCCAAGGCGGATATTTTGGTTAGGAGATTAATATGAGTTTCGGAAAACCACAAACACCATTAACACCAGAACAGCAGATGCAAAGACAACAAAGACTTGGTCTAGGTCTTAGTGCTTTGTCAGATGTTTTTGCAAAAAGAGATCCTGTTGCAGGTACTATGCAAAGACAGGCTATGTTGCAAGCACAACAAAAAAAAGCAGAGCAAGATAAACTTAACCAAGAATTAAATGCTGCCATTGATAGCTCCAACATTCCTGAAACACAAAAAACATTTGTAAAAGCTATGGGCATAAAAGAAAAATATGATGCCTTATATGGACAAAAAGCACCCAAGCGAGAATACACGGAAGATGTCACAGGTGTAAAAAGATATATTGACACAAAAGAAAGGGTTTTTCCTGGCACAGAAATACCAGAAAATAAAACAAGCACAACAGAAACTGAAAGAATGCAGGCTGCCTATAACAAGATAATGGAAATTCCTGTAGAGGGAAGAAGTGAAAAAGATAAAAGAAATATGGCTATATATGAAAATAAATTATTTGGTCAACCTAGAGTAATACCTTTTTATGACAGTCAGGGAAATGTTGTAGAAAGTATTACAAGTAGAGATTTAATATTAAATCCCAACATCATTAAAGAAAAAGAAAAACAAGGACTATTTACCGTAGGTCAAACTCCTAGCACAGCGCCAAAAGGTTCTAAGTCTGTTATGACATTGGTAAGAGATGATTATCTTGGTGCTAAATCACAAATAGATACTATTAATGATTTGGCATCTATTGTAGAACAAAATAAAGATGCATTTACTTTAGCAGGCGGATTGGCTAATTTTGTCAATAGTACAAAATATCAAGTACAAAGTGCAGAAAGATTGGCTAATTTAGATAAACTACAAACAAATAAAAAAGAATTTACAGAATTAGATAATATGTTAGATTCTAAATATGGTGATATTTTAGATAAAATTTCACAAGACAGAGCTGTAGCTAAATCAATCTTTTTAAGATTAGCTTATGGTACTGCTAAAGAAATTGATCCTAGTGGAAGATTGTCTGACAATGATGTCAAGATTGCTATGGATATTATTGGCAACCTAGGTCCAAACTGGAAGGCTAATTTATCAACATTAGAAAGTTTGGCTAATAGAACACAAAGAGAATACACTGACAAATATAAAATAAGAATTAATCGTGTTGGTGATGAAAGTTTAGAAGAGGCAAATAAATATGAAATCATACCTCAATTTCTTAACGGAAGAGATTGGAGGCAATCAGTACCATCTGTAGCAACACAACCAACGCCAAATATAGAAGATATATTAAATAAATATCCACCACAGGGTTAGACAATGGCAACATTAGCACAACTAGAACAAGCTCTTATACAGGCAGATCAAGCTGGTAATGTTGAAGATGCGACAGCATTAGCAAATGAAATACGAAAATTACAAACAGAACAAGAATCTTTAAAAAAATTAGAAACTAGTATAGAACAAGAAAGAAAGCAAACTAGAACAGAAAGATTAAAAGATATAGCAGATATCCCAATAAGTCTTGCAAAAGGTGCTGCACTTGGAACTGTGGGTACGGCTGCAATTCCATCAATGATACAACAAGGACAGGAATATTTATTTTCTCAACTACCCTATGGCAAGCAAGCCAAACAAGTAATGTCAGCAATGCCTTTTACCAAACCTGTGTCTACTCCAAGCATGCAGCAAATGATGGGTTTATTAGAATCTATACCTGGAGCAAAATCTTTAACTAGATATCAGCCTAGAACTCTTGCAGGTGAGTATGCAGAAACAGCTGGTGAATTTATTGGACCGTCTGCTATTGTAGCAGGTATAAAGAAAAGTCCACAAATGCTTAAAACTGCTGGTATTCTTGGTGGCGCAGGAGCAGGAGTACAAGAAACTCAAGAACAATTCGGTCTTTCTCCAATAGCAGCAATGCCTGCAACTGTTGCAACTACATTGATTGGTGGTTATGCCATGGGTCCAAGCAAGGCTGCTTCTTATGCACAACAGGCACTTAAGGGCGTAAGTGATGATGAGTTAAGGCTTGCAATGGCTCTTGAAAAACAAGCTAACGACTTAGGTTTAAGTGTAACTGCGGCAGAGTTGATAGATAATAAAATTATAAATTCTCTTGGTAGTATTGTGTATGGAACTAAAGAAGGTGGAAAAATTATGTATGACTACCTTAAAGACAGACCGCAAGAGGTTGAAAAAATTGCAACAAGGTTAATGGATGCAATGATAGAAAACCCACAAAGTATAAGGGAAGTATATAAAAAAGTTGGAACAACAGCTGACAAAGCACTAACTAGAGCAAAAATAGACAGAACAGAAGCAGCACAAGATGCTGGATATGGAGTTGCAAACACAGAATCAATACAACCTAATAATGTATTAAATATTATAAAAAAAATAAATGAGCAGATAGATAGCTTACCAATCGATAATCCTACCGTCATAAAATTAAAAAAAATGAAAAAAAGATTAATTAAAAAGGTAGAGTATGAAACAACTGTTGATCCTATTACTGGAACTGAAACTGTAAGAAAGATTGTAATACCGCAGACTAATATAAAAAATCTTGATACCACTTTAAAAGAATTTAAAGGTTATGTTGATAATTCAAGAACAGTTAGTCCTGATGCAAAAATGAAAAAAAATTATATCAATGAAAATGATAGATTATATTTTACAAATAGCGACAAAGATGGCGTGCTAGATAATCTTGATTTAGAGTTAAGAACTAATCAAAATTATAATGCTGGTAAAAATAAATACGAACAAGTATCAAATGAATTAGTTGATGTTGTTTATATGCACACAAAAGAATTACAAAAGAAAAATATTACACCAACAACAATAACTGGATTTATTGCAAATCCAAAAGGCGCTAATAAATTTGATATAGAACAAACTTATAAAATATTAAATAGCGAAGATCCTGACGTTTTTCCAAATATTGTTAGATTATATATACAAGATGCAGCTACCGATGCTTTTAAATTACAACCAACTGGACAATCTTTAAAATCAGGTTTTAACCTTTATAGTAATTTAGCTGGAAAAAATAAAGCAAATTTTAATGAAATGTTAAAAGGAGTTGCTGAAGCCTATGGCGTTGATAAAAAAACTTTGCTTTTAGGCATGGATAAATTTGATAAAGTTTTAGAAAGAACTGCAAAAATAGCAAATATAGATAACCCATCTTTCCCACCTGATAAATTTAATTTAACTAGAGAGGCTGCCCAAATAGGTTCTTTTATGTGGCAGGTAAAATTTGCAGGTAAATATGGTCAATATGTAAACGACAAAACCATGAAAGAACTTGCAAATGTATTAACTAAAAAAGAATCTGTAAAAGCATTAATAGAACTTGGAAAAACAAACCCAGCCTCTAAAGATGCTGCTATTCTAACAACAAGAATGATTGCTGGCTTTAGTCCTGTTATGGATGCACAAAGAGAACAATACCTACAGTCTCTTTCTCAACCACAAGTACCTATAGGGCCAACGCCACAATAACCCCATGACACGCCAAGCTGAAAGAGTTGGCCGATCTGGAGAATACTTAGTAGCCTCACTACTTTCTTTACACGCAGACACTGTAATGATAGTTCCACACAGCGCGGAGGCAGACATCATCTTTGATGTTGACCATACGCTATATAAGTGCCAGGTTAAAACACAATCAAAAATACAAACACATAGAGTCTCATGGCAGTTTGATTTTAGGCGTGGTGCTTTTACTAAAGATAGATACTACGAAGATAATGCAATAGATGTATATGCCTTGGTTGCTTTAAAACATCAAACAGTTCAGTTTATGCTTCCAAAAGGTCTAAAGCAGATAAGTTTTAAAGACGAGGATGTTCAAGCGTGGGACACGCTAAAGAATACCAAAAACCTATTTAAAGAGCTTCGATGTCAACAGACACTTTAGGTTCTTCGTAATGCTTTACAGAGTTCATACCCAAAGATATTAGATACTCAACCACTCTATGTGGTTCTTTCTGTTCGCTCTCACAAAAATCCTTAAACTTTTTAGCAAGATGTTTGTTTATATATACAGGTTTTCTTCCGTTCCTTTCGTTTAAGATACGATCATCAAACTCATATAAATTCATAGCTACCTCATGGTTATAGAGAAACTTCTATTGAATAATCTCCTATTTTATTACCTTTGGCATCTGTTCCATAAACCATCTGTAATTCAAGATCTATAAAGTGTTTAGCTTTTAATAAGTCAGTCACTCTATCTTTGTTCTCTCCTTTACTTCTGGTTATATATTTTAAACAACTACCTAAGTTATAAGACAGGTTATTAGCATATATATAATCTATAGGCTGTATCTTGGATTGCTTGTAATGCGTTCCAGCTACTTGGTTATTGGTTGCAAGCCTATCTATTGCTTGATCCCATTCCTCTTCAGTTCCTAAGTTAGTATGTGCGTATACTGTTTTATTCATCATAAATTTCTCCCAAATTTTATTTATTTATATTACCATAATTAGTAATATTGTGTTAGTATAAACAAAAATATTAATAAAAGGGAAATTTATGGATATATTAGAAAAGAATTTTGACATATCAAACACCATAGAAGTTGACGAATTAGCAAAGCGCTGGGGAGTTAGCAAGAAAACAATAGATAATAGACGATATAGAGGACAAGGTCCTAGCTATTTCAAGATTGGTGGAAAGATACTTTATGATCTTAAAGATGTGCAAAAGATGGAAAACGACTCTTATATATCTGTAGATGGCACACGCTAAACTCTCACCTTCAGCAGCAAAGATATGGATGGCTTGCCCTGGCATGCCACAGCTATTATCTAGTATGCAAGTAGAGTACAAAGTAGGCATACCAGCAGCGACAGGTACATTGATTCACGAAATGGTAGAGACACTACTTAAAGGTAGATTAAATAATCTTACCTTAGAAGAATACTATTTAGACACAACACATCATGTAGAAGATTTTGATAT